CTTGACATATCTAAACACAGGTTCTGATAAATGATCTATTAATTTACTACTTAAACTTGTTTGAATTTGTTTTATTATGTTAGGATTAAAAGGATTTACATTATTTGATTTTTTTAAAAAGTATGGGAATGAATCAATATATTGATTTTCTAACCTTTGAGTATAATATTCGTTAAATTCATTTTGCAATAAAACGTCTGTTGTTAGCATAACCTTATTGTCATCATCCATAATTTTATTAACTATATCATAGTAAGAATTTTTGATAAAAACTCCATCCTTAATTATACATACTAATGTGTCATTTGGAATTTCTTCCCACTTAGAATTATTGTCTTGATCTAAATTGATTACTTTAAACTTGGACATATATCAGTCGCCTCAAAAATAAATTTACTAGCATCGGGTTCGTACTTTAATATTTTATCTTCTAAATTAATTTTAAATGCATTCCCTCCATGCTTTTCATGAGCAACCTTACTAACAATCATTCCGTTTAAATTATCTACAGGATTTGCAAAACAAAGCTGTTTCATTTTAATTAAAATAGCATCATTCAAATCTTTACTAAAACTATCAGGAACACTAAAATTAGTATTGAATACAACATAAAATGGATATGGATGTTTTTTACTTCCATCAAAAGTCACATCTACTAAATCCCTATCTGATAATTCATTATCGTATACGTTTTTCAAAGAATATTGATGAAAAGAATATGACTTTAATAACTCTAGTATCTGACTAGGTTTTATAGATTTTTCCCCATTTGATTCTATGTATGAGTTATACTGCTTGTTTATTACAGTGATTAATGAAGGTTTTATTTCTTGTGTATTTAATTGATTTAAGATTGATTTCAAATCTTGATATGTTGAATTTTTTTCTAAAAATAACATGACTTGATATGATACTTTTGTTTGCATCTCTACTATTTTTTTCCAATTTTTATTGGAATATTTTTTCATTAGTTCTTCGTGTCTATAAAATAGACATAGCCTACCATTGATTACTTTATACATATTTCCATCTGAATGGTTAAGCTCTAACACTTCTACGTCTGCATTTTCATAATCTTCTAATTTTTTTAAATCACATCCTATTTGTTTGTTTTCTTTTATTATAGAAAAAACACAATTTCTACAAGATGTGTGTACTTGATTTAATTCTACAGGTTCCATTAGACTTTCCTTGTTGCTTCAATATTAAAAACTGAATTGTTAACATTCATAAATTCTATCTTCCATCCTTTTTCTTCAAAAAAATTCTTTAGTTCTGCAACCGTATAGAAAGATTTTGTTTTTGAAAGATATTCATTTGAATAAGGATAATTTTCATGTAAAATTTTTACACAAACATCTAAAATATCAATTCCAGAAATCCTTATTTTGCCATTAATTCTTAATTTACTACAGACAATATTCAAAAAATCTTTCTCTTCAAAACCTAATACATTATCTACATATATTTGAGTAAAAAATGAATCTGGAATATTCATTAATTCACTTGTAGTTATATCATTATGATTTTCTTTGTTAGTGGTTATTCTTATATTATTTTCAATCATTAGTATCCTCTTATGTAATTTGTTTCAGAAGCATATCTAAAAATATTTTCCCATGATGTTTTAAATTTTTCTTGTCCGCAACAATAATTATCTACAAAATTTTCTGCGTTTTTTATTACATTCTTTTCAACTGCAAGATGATAAATAGCATCACATGTCTGATGTGCTACTATTACTTTGGGCAGATCATTAGGCAGTCCTATTATAATCGCATTTTTTAAAAGATATTCTAAATCAAAACATTCTTCTTTTGTAAGATTAGGAATTATTACTGGTATTGATGATCTCATGCAGGTTAGTAGCAGATGGTCAATATTATTAAATAAATGCAGATAAACTTTTGCTTTGTTAATATCTTTTGTAATAAATTCTTTATTTAATCCTATTCTTGATAAATAAATATCTGGTATTTTAGGATCTACAAAAATAGAAGAAGGATTTTTGACATCTATTTTTTCTGGAATTAAATTAGGAATAATCATATTGATTGACTCTTGCCCATACATCCAAGAGTTCATAATTAATTCATTTGTATGAACATTAACTAATCCGTGTTTCTTTATAGATTCTTGTTTAGAAAATTCATTAGGTGTTCCAAATAATTTGCGACCTACTGATATGGAACTACAATCATCAATAGATATTAAGTTAATATTTAATTGATTAGAAATTTTTCTTCCTATATCGTAAGACTCATTTCTTCTAAAGGTTAAAACTAAGTCTATAAATTTACATTTAAGATTATTAAGATCTGTAATAAAATTCAAATTATATGGTTTTATTTGAGGATTAAACCATTGTGGACCTCCTTCTAAGCTTTTAAATAAATAAAAATTGTGATTTGAGTTATTACATAGATTTTTAATATAATCATCTTCATATTGATTTATTATTAGTATATTTAATTTTCTTTCAATATTGTCAGCAATTGCATTTTCTATAATTTTTTCTATATACATATTAGTTGTTTAGCCTTATCAATAAATGACTTATGAATTTCCTGTGAATAATCAGACACTAATGATTTATTTTCTTTTATTCTATATCCATCAAATGCCATTTTCATTTTATTGCTTAAATCAGCAGATGAAGGTATCGTGTAATAGTTTTTATGTTTATAAAAATTGCTTTTAGTGCTACCCACAGAAATTTCATAATGTGATTTAATCTGGTAGTCATAGTTATTCAATAGTTTTACATTATCTAAGCATAAGCAAATTTTATTTTGATAAATAGATTTCAAAAAATTTATATCTGGCTTTGCATTAAAATTAACATGTATGTAAAAGTCTGAAAATTTATGGGACCAGTCTATTTCATCTTCGGAATTGGCAATTGCTACCGTTGGATAAAGTTCTTTAGATGAATATAAATTCATTTTTTCTTTAAATTCATTTATAAAATTTAGCAGATTTTTATCTGATGAATATAGAATTAAGGCAACATCATCTAATGATGTAAATGTAGAGTAGTAGGCTGATAGTATTTGATTTATTCCGCTCTTAGAATTTGTTGAAACTTCTGCATAGAATGTTTTTTTATTTCCTAAACTAATGTCTATTTTTTTATCTTTAATAGACGAAAGATTAACTGGATATGTATCAAAATTAAATATCTCTGTTTTTACTCCAGACTTTTTTAAAATTTCCTTTTCATGTTCTGAAAATACTACGATAGTATCGAATAGATTTAAATTTGAAACCCATCCTACATAGCTAATATCATGTTCAATAGAAGTCACCACTATATTTTTTTTGAATTTTCCATGATAGACTAAATTGTTTGGTATTCCATGCTGTATTAATATTTCAGGTTTTGAAACTTTTCTTTTTTCAAATTCAAATATTTCTCCATTGATTACAGAGTCAATAGATTGATTATACCATATATTTCTAGATGAAAGATTATTTTTATCTTCAATACAAAAAGCCAAGTTGTCTAATAAAGCCTTGCTTATTTTACCCCACGAATCAGTTTGTCTATAGGGTCCAATATATAAAATGCTCATTTAACATCTCCAGAATTATTTGTCAATTTAAGTCTTAGCTGATCTATATTAAATCTTTTTATAGCTTGATTTCTAAATTCTTTAAATACAGATTCTTGTGTAATTCTATCTAGAGTCTTATCAAAAATCCTTACTTCTAAATTTAATGATTTTATATATTGCATCATTTTATAATTGTAAAGATGATATTGGTCTTGCAATAACTCTGAAAATATCCATTCCATAAACTGAACATTATTTAAGTTTTTAGGATAATCACTTGGTATTTCTTTTATTAACTGTTTAAAATTCCAAGGTAGTTTTTTATTGTTTGTTAAATCAAACCATTTTTCCCATACCTTAGCTGTTTTATCCCAATCGTATTTTTCTACACATAATGATCTAGTTCTAAGTCTTTTTTGTTTTATTTTATCAGGACTTATTTTAACAAAGTCTTTCATTATTTTTAATAGTCTTTCATTATTTGGTCCTGATCTATCAGCATTAGTTTCAATTTCCCTATAAAGATGGCGATATAGGAAATCCATCAGTACTTAATACTATATCTTCCATAGCAGAATAATCTATAGAGGCTATAGGAACGCCACATGCAGCAGCTTCCACTTGAGGCATACCAAAACCTTCACAAATTGCATATTGAATATATAGGTCCATTAGATTGTAAATATTAATTAAATCTTTATGTTCAATTCCATCAGAAACGCCTGGGAATACACAAGATTTATTTCCACATCTTTTACAAACTGTTATCGCGTCTTTATATATCGAACTAAAATAATGATTACATAACCTGCATTTATATGTACATAAAATTTTTGATCCTAATCCAAATTCTGTAATTAAATCTGAAAACTCCCATCCCATTTTTTCTGGATAGCTGGTATGTATATACAAGTATGATTTGTTAGAAATCTCTACGGGACTTGTTTTTAAAAACTCATTAAATGTTTTCATTAGTTCAGGAAACATCTTACGTTTTTGGTTTCTCATTACTGTCCCAAAAATAATACTATCTTCTGGAAGACCAAAAGATTTTTTATGTTTTCCTTTATTAGGAATAATATCAAGTTCATTTTTATTAACTCCTGGGTAAGCACAATCTACAGGGATTATTCTTCCATTCGTTTGATTTTTAATAGTTTTTATTCCATATTCTGAATAGGCTAAAAGAGTATCGCATCTATTAAAAAGATTATAAATCCAATCGGTCTTTTGTGGTGCGCTATCTATTGTGGGCATCCATACCCAATTAAAAAATGGTAGAAGTGCGCTATCTGATATATATGCATCCATCCAGGGGTCACGATATGTGGCAACTATATCTGGTTGAAATTGAACGCAAATTTCATCAAACTTTAAAACACCCCATTGAACCAATGGTTGTTTGTGATGCTCCGCATATTCTTTTTCATTATTCTCTGGTGCTACACCAACAACTTTCCATTTACAATCTTTAAATTCTGAAGTTCTTGCATAACATGCTAATTCTAATATTTCATATTTATTAGTTGCATGAAGTCTACTTATAACCTCTTTTGAATATGTCCCAAATCCAGAAGCTAGTTTGTGTGACTCTGTTAGAAAGAGTATTCTTTTTTTTCTATTCATTACAGTTTGCTTTTCTCAATTTTTTTACTAAGTTGTAAAATTTATTTTTTACAGAAGAAGAAGACTGATCTAAGATATTACAAATTTCTCTAAATTTATATCCTTCTACCCTTAAACTTAATATCAGTTTTTCATCTCTTGTCATTTCATTAGTATAACATTCCCATAATTCATTATCAAGATTTCTTGAATAAAATTTATCAGAAACGTCTTGCAAAGATATATTTTTATGTTTATTATAATTCTTTATTTCTCTTATTATAGACCACCTGATTGGTCGCCAAGCATATGTAGATATGACATTTCCAGATTTTACATCATATTTTTTTAAAGCTTTCCATAAACCTATTCTTCCAGCATCCATATAATCTTGACGTTCTGTATAATTTTTAGGTTCAAAAGAATTTACAATCTTAGCTACCAAACCCATGTTTTCTTCTATTAATTCATCCATTCATTTATCCTTATTATATGCATTGATTCAATTTTTGTACACTTTTTAATAAAAAACTTCCTTTCTTTTTGTCTCTATTTCCTCTAAACAATAATATTTTTCCAATAGAAACCTTATCTTTTATTACTTTCCAATCTTCTGAAAAAACTGTGACACTATCTAAACAGCATGTATTATCACTGATTTTTAGAAAAGCCATTACAGTGCCTTTATTTGGACCTCCTTTTATTTTCCATTCTCTAATATCTGTTACTTGTGCAGCAATAGCTATTGTTTTACATTCAAATCCTTTAATATATTCTCTGCAAGTACAATTAGCATCAATGATATCATATTCATCAATTTCTGAGCAAGTAAGCTCGATACCAAGAAGATCTCTTTCTTGTTTTGCTCTCCAAGACCATTTATCAATAAGTTCATATGGTGGAGACTCAAGACTTATAATAGAGCTTTTAATAAAATCTATATTTTTATCTGTCCATGCAGTTCTTCTTCTAATCTTAATATCATCAATAAGTCTTTCTAGTCCCTCTTTAAAAGTCTTAGACTTATCTTCTGATAAAAACTTCTTGTCTCTATCTTTAATTTCTTTATAAATATTAAAGTCATAAAGCATCTTTGATCTATGTAGTCCATAACAATCAAAAACACCAGCTTTAATCATAGACTCAAATGAATTTGATTTAATAAATCTTCCAAGCCTCATTAAAAATTCTTCCCATTCCATTTCAGCTACATTAATATTATTAGTGGTAATGTAGCCGTGGAGTTGGTCGTAAACGCTTTGCCCAACATTTTTTACATTAACGATTCCAAATGTTGGTTTATTATCAATCAATTTAAATTTAGCACTTAAATTCTTGATAGAAGGAGGAATAATATCAATATCCATTATTCTAGCGTTATTAACTAATTCGCTTATTTCATCAAACGGTTTTGGTTTACCGTCAGCATGTCTTAAATAAGAAGTAAAAAATGCTCTGGGAAAATGTGCTTTTGCATAAGCTGTTTGATATCCATTGTAAGCATAGCTAATACTATGACTTTTGTTGAATGAATATTTTTGCGATTTTTCAATCCAGCTAAAAATTTCCTCTGCTTCTTCCTCTGTAAACTTTCCTACCTCTTTTGCTCCTGTAAAAAACTCTTTCTTAACTTGAGCCATGAGGTCAACCTTTTTCTTACCAATAGCCTTTCTAAGATTGTCTGCTTGTTGCAAAGAGAATCCTGCAACTAGTTGTGCAATCTGCATAGCCTGTTCCTGATAAACCAGAATGCCATATGTGCTTTTAAGAACAGGTTCTAGGTCGTTATGGAAATATTCAACAGGGTCTTTTTTAGATTTTCTATCAATATAATGCTGAGTTAATGATTTACCATCAACAATAGCATCGCCGCACCCCGGCCTAATGATAGCAATAAGATCTGAAAGTTCTTCAATACTTCTTGGTTTTACTTCTTTAGCTTTGCTTTGTCCAAGTTGAGACTCAAGCTGAAAAACACCTTTTGTATTTCCTTCACATATCATATCCCATGTTCTATCACAGTCTAATGGCATATCTTCAATGTTAGGATTAAATACAGGCAATCCCTTATCATTTTTTTCAAATTTACATCCACATGGGAATTCAATCATAATTCTATTCCAGAAAAACTATTTTTAAATTTGTCAACAGAAGATTGTTTTCTATGAAATTTCATAAACCTAGTAATTATAGCAGCTTCTTCAAGAACGTCAACTAAGGCATCATGAGCCACTCCTGTAGCTTTCATGCCAAAAAACTTTCTCCAAGTATCCATCTTATAATCGAACGGTTCTTCAAGGTTTTCAAACCACCAGAACAAATTATCCATAGCATCTAGCTTAGTGACTTCTGAAAATGGCATTTTAATTTTATGTTTTTCACAAAGTCTTTTAGCTATGGGAATATCAAACCCTGTAATATTATACCCTGCGGGAATTGGTTGAGGGAACCATTGCCCAGGTTTTTTATCAACTGTATATTTTGAACACCATGTAGAAAAGTTTTTCCATGCGACTTTTTCTGTAACTCCTGTTTTCCATTTGTCTAATATTTCTTCAAAAGACACGCCATAGTTATCTGCGTGCCATTGAATTGTTTTTTCTCGCTCATCTGTTAAATATTCTTTTTTATTGATACCATCTGGTTTGATAACAATATTAAATGATTGATCTTTTTTTACTTCTAAAGTTTCTGGATCAATAGGTACAGCGGCTAGTTGGACAGGATTACACGTTTCTCGGTCTGGAGAGTCCGTTTCAAAATCAAAACAAATAATCCATCTAGTATTTTTAGGCATATTTATTCTCCCTTTTATTTATATTCATTTATTCTCCACTAACTATGTTTACAACATCCATAACTTTATCTAACCCTCTAATTGCTAAACAGTCTAATTTTAAAAGTCCAACTTCCTCACAGCTTGGACCTTCAAAACCAGCCAACATTCCTTTTCCTTTATTATCTAAAACCATTGGGCAAGACTTGCTAATTGGATCATTAGAAACAACAATTCCAGCAGCGTGTTTTCCTGCAATAATTTTAGTATGCTCTATACGAATAGCTTGCTCAAATATCTTTGCGAATCTCCCCTCTAGTTTATTATCCTTCCCTAAGTAGCACCAGTTCTTTAATTTATCTGGAGTATTTTCTAATGCCCAAATAATACTTGATGAATATCCATATTCTTCTTCGATATCTTGCAGTTCGTCTGAAACACTTGCTGGCTCAGGCAGACACTTTGTAATTGCCTTTTGTTCTTCAAAACTAATATTTCCTCTCGCCGCCATAGTTCTAGTTAATGCTGCCTTACCTTTTAATTTTTGGAATGTAATAATTTGGGCAACATTTTCTTCGCCATATTTATTTTTAATATATTCAATTGTTTCTTCTCTAGCGGCTTTAGGAATATCGAAGTCGATATCAGGCCAGGATATTTTACCAGGGGCATTTCTACCCGCATTATAAAATCTTTCAAAGATTAGATTATATGGTATAGGATCTACCTGTGTGATACTCAAAAGATTAGAAACCATACATCCAGCAGCACTTCCTCTACCGGGACCAGTTATATAACCCTTGCTTCTTACGAATTGAAGAATATCGTCTACAATTAAAAAATAGCTTGATAAACCGATAGATGTAAATATATCTAATTCGTTATTAACTCTTGCTCCATATTCAGAAAATTCCTTAGATTTATTATCTATGTTTATCATCTTTTTTTTCCAACCATCTCTGCATAATTTTCTTAAATATTCTTCTGGATTCATATTGCCAGGACATTTAAATTCTGGAGGTTGTGGAGATTTTGTAATATCATAATCTTCACACATATCCAAAATAAGATTTGTATTTTGAAGTTCTTCGTCGGTATGAAATACTTTCATATCATCATAAGATGGTATATGATAATTATTAGACAAAAATGAAGTCTTCAAAACATTGCTTGCTGCACCACTTTTTAATTCTCTTTGCACTTGGCTTATAGTCTTTTTTAGAGCAGTGCATAAGAGAACTCTTTGGTCCTCTGCGTCTTCTCTCCTGCAATAATGAGCATCAGGAGTTGCAACACAAGGTATATTAGTGATTTTAGAAATTTCCCTAAGAGCATTGGCTACTGTACCAGCAAATTTATTAATCTTTGAGTCGATCAATTGAATTTCAATAAAGAAATTTCCTTTACCAAACATCAACTCTAAATCTTTAGCTTTTGCAACACCCTTTTTCATCCAGTCAGGATCTAGTCTTTCGCCTTCTGTTATTGCATTGGCTAATGTAGAGCCTAAGTGACCGCTAAATGAAACTAAGTTCTTTTGTGAAGCAACGCAAGCCAAGATATCAGTATCAATCCTTGGCTTATGATAAAAGTGTTCTTTTTTATTAGAGATAGAAACCAAGGATAATAGGTCGTTCCACCCCTTTGCATTTTTAGCTATAATAACTTGATGATTTAATTTTCTGTTATCTTTAACTTTTTCAGTAACAAGACCATTGCAAATGTACATTTCACAACCCAACAATGGTTGAAAGCCTGATGATCTTAATTCATTTGAAAAATCAACAGCGCCGCTTACATTTCCATGATCCGTTAATGCACAAGAAGTAGAACCTATTTCTTCTATTCTATCTGATATTTCATTGCACTTGCTAAGTCCATCAAGTAGTGAGTACTCACTATGTACATGCAATGGGGTGTATTTCATTTAATTCCTCTATCTTTATTTTGCAACAGTTAAACTTAATTTCCATACCATTTGATTCATCAACTTCGCCTTTTTTCAGATTAATTGATTTCTTAAAATAGTCTTTTTTATCAATCCATCCAGCAATCCATGCTCTTTTTGGAACATCGTTAATAAATTGTACTCTGACAAAAATATACCTATCAAATTTTTGTCTAGAATTATAGCTTTTAACTATACATTCGTGATAAGGTTTTGGTTCAGTGTTAGTTATATCTGTTTTTACTCTATAGGAATTTTCTTCACAGATTAAATGGTAATCTTTATTTTCTTTTTCTGAACATTCTAATATAGACTTAAGTATTTCTAATCCTATTAGATCTTTTATTGTAAAATAATCTACTGATGATTTTATTAATCCTTTTTCAAAAGCTTTTTGACAAGAATTTTTAATAATATCTTTTGTTATTTTTACTTCTAGCATTAGTCTTGAACCTTTCCCCCACCAGAACCATATCTTCCATGAGTATGATCTGGATGAATATAATTTTCAGTAACCCATTCAATTCCATTCTTTTTAATCATATATCTAATTTGTTCACATTTTGTCATAATCTCACCATATTTTGTTCTTTGCCCTGGTCTTTTTTCTACAATAGGCAATACGTTTTTAGAATCTTCAAAGCTAGTCATTCCACAATGACATAAATATTTACAGAAAAATCCTTGCTTTGGATTTACTTCTGGAATAGTTTTTGGCTCTTTTGTATCTCTGATATATTCAAATCTTTTACGAATTATTTCTTCTGTTCTTTCTAAATCAGAATCTTGGTAATGCACCGTAAATGGACCTCCTTGATTGATAAAGTAGATTGACATTAGAAATGTCTCAACATCTGGATACATATGTTTACAAGCATAATGATACAGTCTTAATTGAGGATTGTCAAACAGATTTTCTTGAGTATATTCTTTCCCTGTTGCCCAGTCTTTTCTTTGTCCAGTTTTCCAATCAATAACTTCATAGACACCATCACCTAAATCAGCTATTAAATCTATAGTCCCTTTTAGTGCTAAATTACCAGACAGTCCATGTTCTTCATAATTATACTTTGCCCAAGGTTTATCAATTTCAAAATCAAAGTGAGGCTCTGCATCAACAACATCTCTATTTCTAGGATCAAACATTCCTTTTCTATACTTTAAGGCTTTCCATGCCCAACTAACGCAGTCTTCAAAGTCTTTATTTGTCCATGCTTTTTTACCAACATGATAGTCAAATATTTTTATATAATGCTCATACACCCTAGCGCCAATACTGTTAAGGTATTCTGGATCATAATTGTCAGTAAATACTTCTCCGATATCCTCATCATCAATTACTTTAATTCCTTCTTGAGATGCCTTTTTACATAGAGCGGTTATCTCTAGGATTTTGTGAGTAATTGTTCCTTTGTCTGCTTTCTTATTTCCATCTCCTCTTAAACCTAAAACATATTCTGTGTAAAATTGCATTTCACAAGTTCTATGAGAATTAAAAGAACTGCTTCTAAAATAAACTATAGGAATTCCCATATTAAACTCCTAAGTCAGTTAGGTATTTACAATTTAATGAAGTTAACGCTCCATAAATAGCTTTGTTTTGTTCTGGAATATCCATTTTTGTATTGTCTATCACTTTACTACATAAGCTAAATTTAATCTTTTCGCTACTATGCTTGTCTTTTGATTTATAAATATCTCTTTTTAATCCAATAACAATACCAAGCTCATCCTTTATCTTTTTAATTTCATTATCAAATCTTACATCTGAGATCAATGCTATTTTTGGATTATCTTCTTCTATTTTTTTCATTAAAGAATTAACCCATATATCTTTATACATTTTACGCATTACATCCGTACCGAGGAATTGCATAAATTCGCGAGCGGTCATTGGACCTTCCCCTAATTTAATATTAAAATCTTCTGGATTCTGAGTATACCCAGCAGCAACGCCACCTTGCCTCATTGACCATTCATGTGGAGTCATCACTCCCGGCATGTTTTCCCACAACAAATGTTCCTGTAGCTGATTCTTCTGCTCGTCTGTTCCATATACTTGAGAATGCTTAATTCCAAAAACATCTACACAGATTCTTTTAAGCTCTCCTGCCAAAGAATAAATTTTTACATCATTAAAATTATTCATTACAGCAGCAACATTTACATCTGGTTGTCTAAATTCCATCCATTCTTTGTCATTGCTTTCTCCAAAAACATCTGAAACTTCTATAACACCCTTATCATTTAGCCTTGCCTTTTGACAAACGCCATTTTCTATCAATTTTAACATCAAGACAAAATTACAGCATGTGTCTTTTCCGCTTTGTTTTTTTCCTGCAAAACCAATTAATTGAGTCATTTATAAATCTCCTTTGCCTTATTAATCCAAGGTCTAATATCTTCGGTTATTTCGTTAGTATTCATTTCTCCAACATCCTGTTTATTTATATCTAAAGTATAAACACGATATGATTTTTCACATTGTTCTTTGATTTTTTGAGCAGCTTTTTGACCAGCTTCATTTTCATCATTGTCCATTATAATTATAATCGACAATGCCCCAGATTCGTCTATTAATTGTTTTTGAGGATTGTTCAAAACTGTGCCAAACAGGGCTACAGAATTATGTATGCCTGCTTCTTCTAGTCTCCAAACATTTCCTGGCGATTCAACTATAACAATTACTCCAGATTCTAATATATGATCTTTTGCTTTATAAAAGTTATACAACGATTTCTCTTTTTGAAACCCTTTTGAATGCCTCCATTTTGGAAAATGATAGCATTGTTTATTTGGGTCATGATATGATTTACATTCTTTACATTGCTCAAAAATACTTCTAGCGGTAAATCCTACTATCATATCGCCATCGTCATCATAGATTGGAACAACGGCTCTGTTAAAAAATTCTTTACCATAAGTGTTACAATTTCCAACGTCATAGTCATCTAATACCTCAATAGTATATCCTCTGTTAAGAAAATATTTTGAAGGTATTTCGACTCGCTTTCTATAAAACTCTTTATCAATAGTTCCACTTAATTTGTTTTTAGATAAAGTGTTTACAACCTTGCAAAATTCATGATTACCTACATTTAATGACTGTGATTTTATTTGTCCAAAATCTAACTTATATCTATTTAATAGAAATTCAACTGTTTCATTAAACCCAACAGTTTTGTCCCCTGGTACTTTCCAATTATATTGAACATTAGAAAGTGCGCCTCTTATCATACTAAGAAGAGAAGTTCCAAAATGTTTTTCGCAACCATGAGTTCTGCATTTAAAGTGGACCCTATAATCTGCATCGTAGTATAAATTTAATGCAGTTTTATTATCACCTCCATGTATAAAGCAATTTGAAAAAAATACTTTTTGACCTTTATGATATTCAGCTTCAAAATATTCGTAAATATCTTCAATATTATCTAAAACTATATCAGTTAACTGATTTAATTTCCCTTGATCTTTATATTTAAAATGCGATATCTTCTTCATCATTTACTTCATCTTCGGTTCTACTATTGGCTAATTCTTGTGCGGTCGGACCTTCTATTAATTTAGCATAAGCTCCTTGCATCATTACATTAATATAATCGCCTCCAGACAAGCCTTCTCCATGTCTAGAAATAATTGGAACAAGTTTTCTATTACCATTAGATATTCCGTCTTGAGCTATTTCTTCGTCTGACTTTTCTTTATAAATAGTAAAATTAGAACATAGCCACATAATCCTATCTGAACCACTTGCAGCATCTGTAGATTCCTTTGTAATACCGTCCCTATTCAATTGAATAAAAGAAAGGATAGGAATCTCGTATCTTAAAGCAAAGTTATGTAGAGAGGTCATCATGAACCCCAGAAGCTGAAATTCTTTTAGATCTGTCTTTGCTAGTTCGGATGCTTCCATAAGCTTCAGATAATCATATACAATAACACAATCATTTGCTTTACCTTCTGCATTCAAACCAACTGTTTTTGCCAGCCATCTTCTCATAATAGAGACTTGATCTTCAAATGCTCTGCCTCCAATATTTTTATGATAAAAGGGAATATTTTTTAGCTCTTTTGCTAATTCCAATATAGAATTCTTTTGGAATGGGTTATCTGCGAATTTTCCAGTCTCAATTTCATTGATACTAGATTTAGCATGATTACTGAATGATGACATTGCACCGCCTCTATTCTGCTGATCTTTTTTAGTCATTTCAGTATCAAGATATAAAACAGGAACACCTCGTTTAGCAATATCAAATCCCATATTTAAACCGATAAGACTTTTGCCAACTTTTGTCCTAGCTCCAATGACATTAACAGTCCCCTTCCTTAATCCGCCTCCAATAGCAAAATCATATTTATTAAAGCCTGTAGGAATACCAATCTGATCTACTCTATTTTCGGCTCTATCAATTAAATATTCATCTAAATCTCCGAATAAAAGTTCTGGAGCATCGTCTTGATCGTTTAGCAAAGAAGTAAAATCAAAAATTGATTCTTCTGCCATACCAAGAATATGAGATATAGGTTCATCGCCTTTAATATGAAGATACTTTTCTTTAGTTTCTTCAAGTTGATCGTACATCATTCTAGCTATTTGAAGCTTTCTTATCTTTGCGCCAAACTTTCTTATGTTTTGAAACGCAACAGGAAACTTTAAAACAGCACCTAAATGAGATAGCTCATTATTATTCGTAAAGAATGTATCAAGACCTATTTCTTTAGCAGAAGAAAGAACAGACGCAACATCTATAACCCTTGTATCGTCTTGTTCTATTAGTCTTTTTACACACGAATAGATAACAGAATTAGAATCAACAGTGAATGTATTTTCATTTATTATGTCTGCTACGTCATAGTAAGCTTCTGTGCCATATTTACACACACCAGCTAAAACTGCACGTTCCGCAGCAGGATCTGACAAAATCATTAATTTATCTCCCTTGACAACAACAAGAATTGCATTTCCATCTTTCTACACTTCCCACTAGATTTCTAGAAACATTAAAATCTTTTAGGCATGTACTACACCTTACATCTATAAGTGTACTTGGTCTTTTACCTTTTCGTTTAGGCTGGGTATTTTTTCTTGAAACTTCATCTTCTTTAGAGGCTTTTGCAAGTTCTTTTTGTTCTGTAGCGTCAAGACAAATATTTTTCATAAAATCTTCAAACTTGTTTTTTCTTTTACCTATTTTCATAGGTGTTTTTTTTGAATACTTATTTGGTTGGGCTGTTTGATTATTTTTAGATTTCTTCTTCTTTTTGTTATATCCTGAACCCCTCCTTTTTATTACATGTCTGTGTTGTTCTTCTTCTTTTTCTTCTTCTCCAATTAATTGTTTTAATTCTTCTTCACTTAATTTTTCTAATATTTTAGCAATTAATTCTTTTTTATTCATTTCATAGCCTTTGCCATTTGTAGATTCTTATAAAGATCACTCATGTTCTTAGCAGAAGATGCAAGATAAGTCAATCTATCTGCTCTTTGTTTAGCGTAATTTTTTAGCTTTAATAAATCATTTGCATAATCATTATTTTTAACAGCTTGATTATATTGACTTTCCCAAGAGCCTCTGTATTGTAGTTCTTCACCAGCAATAGTTTTCTTTAGAAGGTTGTCTGCCCAGTTGACTCTTGACATTTCTCTATTAAAACATCTCTGGATATGAAACGAAAGACCACCAAGCATCAGTGCTGCTTCTCCACACTCTTGGATACTAAGCTTTTCTATTTGATTTCTGTCCATAGAGAGATATTTTTTAGCTTCGTCATCTATGGATTTTTCTGTAAACTTTGATAGACCTATTGATAATTCATACTCGTCTAGTATTTCATCAATCCTGTTCATCCTGCCTAGCGGTGATTTATCCGATTCAGCCATTCCTCTTCCTTTTCATTGTAGGGTAGTTCTATGTATGTTATGTTGTTTAACTCACACCATTCTTTCTTATCTGCATCGTTCTTCCTTTGATTTATAAAATCTTGCGCAGAAACATGAAACATACTATTAAATTTATAATGCTGCTGACCGTGAACTTCAACAGCAAGTTTTACCTTATTGATATAGAAGTCCAAGTATTGGGTCTTTCCCGGCCTTGCATTAATTGGAACTTCTTCTAAAATCTGAATGGTGGGGAAAAGACCATACAATATCCTTCTGGCATTGATATGAAGTTGTGATCTTCTTCTGCTGTCAGAAGCACTAACTATATCACCCCTCAGTTTCCAGTTAGAAGTATTGCCATATAAATCTTTTACTTTCATCCCATTCCAATCATTTCAAAAACCTGCTGCCTAAGATCATTATAGTAGGATGGGTTATCTTCTAGATAAGTGGCAAAGTTAGACATTCCTTGAACCTTTTCGCCATTAGGAAGAGTAATCCAAGTCTTACCTTCGACAACGCCAAAGTCTTTAGCTAGCTCTGCAAGCTCATATTCATTCCAGATACCATGCCCGTATTTAATAATACTTGTAACCTTTTGTCCCGGCGCACCAATCGCAGAGTTTTCAACAATCCAGTTAACCTTCTGGCCTATTTGTGTTTCTCCCTGCATGAGAGGTTGTTTGTGAGTAGCCCATAGTTTCACATCTTGAGCATATTTAAGTGCATTGCCTGACTTCTCTACTTTAGTTTTACCTGCGCCAAACTTCTGGATATTAGCCATAAGATGAGTGATACCAACAAGCGTCACTCTATTAATTGGAAGTACGTTTGCAAATCTTCTAGTAAACTTGCTTAGATAACGATTCATTGCAGCAACCTGTGTATCTGTAATATCTGCAACCAATTCTGCTTCTGCTGCTAGTGCAGAGAACGAATCAATAACACATACAGCATGAGGTTCATTATGAATAATGTTATCAAAGATACCTAGATACTTTTCACCAGAAAGAATATTTCCCTTTGTAGAACCAACAATTTTGAATAATTCTGATGAATAATCAAGTCCTCTAATACCTTCTAGGTCACGCTTCTTGAGCCTACCTTCAACATTTCCATAATAGATATTTCTATCTTTTTTATTTTCTGTTTTCACATTTTGTGCATTTTTACAAAACTGTAAAGCATGTACAGTCTTACCAATTTTTTCTGGACCTGTCATGATAAACAGGCATCCTTCTGGCACTCCCCCACCTAAAGCAATATCAATTTTAGGACTAACTGAAATAATAGGCGGTGGATTTTCAACTATGTGAGATGCATCAAGAAGAACATCGCCGTATTCTTTAATAATATCTGTTTGTGTCATTCAAGATCCTCTAGTTTTGAAATAATAGATTTTTTCTTATTGTTACTTTCGTATGTTTCTTTCTCTGAGAAATCATACTCTATTTTCTTTGCAATCTCTCTAGCAATGTCTTCTTTTGCTTTATATTCCTTAATAACATTTTCAAGAAATGGGTTTCTTAAAGAATAAGTTCTCCACATTCTTTTGTCTTTTAATGCTGCTATTATAGAATGTTCTCCATATTTTTTCAATAACTTATTAGCTAAAGTTATTTGATATTTATAGAATTTACGCCATTCATTCAACTCCCAAAATTTTATTGGGAGTTCTTTTTTATCAATTTTCGCTTTCTTTTCACAGATTACTTCTGTAATATATTGCGCGGCGTGTACAAACTTTTCTGGAGAATATCTAGAAGGATATTTACTTTTTTTAGTTTGTTTTTTACTCATCTTCTGAAATAGTATGAATGTTCTTTTTTACATCTTTAGACAACCTGAGAGAACGCATTTCATCTGATCTTGCAGATTCGTTTGGAGTCATGATAGTGACACCTTTATTTTTTTTACCCTCAGTTTCATGAACAAAATGAGTACTAGTTTTATCTGCTTTTGCAAATCTTTTTTCATTTACAGCAGCATCTTGTTCAACAGTATTATTTTCATAAGGATCAATATTATCAGAATATTTTTTTACTGTTCTAGAATCTCTTTTTAAAAAGACAGAAATTTCTTCAACAGATTTTCCCTCCATTACCATTTTTTCAATACAGTAAATTTCAATATCAGAGATTTTATTTCCTTTAGTCATACCACTTCCCTTTCTGCGTTATTAAGCCAAGCCGAATTTTTAGTTTTTAAATAATTTCTGTATAGATCAAAAACTTTTTTACTAGTAGGTTTTAATACCCATTCAGGTTTTCCAGCATGTCTCATTTGAGATTTCTGCTTTCCTTCACTATACATACCGATAGGATCATAAAGTTTTCCGTACTTTCCTCTTTTAACATAGTAGGTTACTTTTTTACCTTGTACAAGTTCTGCCGCAAATACATTATGAAGCATAAAGATATCCATATCGTCGTCTTCTTCTAATTCTAATAAAGGAAATCCTGATTCATCTTCTGTTTCATGCATACCCCAAAAGGTATATGCTTTAATAGCAATATCCTTACTTTTATTATTCTTCGCATTAATCTTAAATTCACTCATTTATTTTTCCTTTTATTATCAATTTCTGTTTTTGAAAGTCTTTCTGAATTTTCATATCCCCCCATAGTCATTCCTTCTGGAAGTTTTTCTTCAAGAGTATTTCTCTTTTTAGTTTTAAAATCTTCTCTCATTCCTTCAACAGTTTGTTTTCCAAGTTTCTTACATCTTTTGTCTGCTAGTTCTCCCAAGGTCGTTGCTTCATGCATTCCTTTAATGTAGTTTGGAGTTATGTTATCTGCTAAAAAATCTCTATGAATTTTCTTGCTTTTACAGGATGGGCATTTTGATTTTTTTAATTCCGATTCATATTCTTTTACATGAAAAAACCTTTCAAATGTCCTATCGCATTTATCGCACCTAAAACTATACTCTGGCATTATTCTTCCTCTTGTTTATTCAAAAAATATTTTTTTATATCTAAGCATTTTTTACAATAAATTTTTGCTGTTCTTATTTCAATTCCGTCTTTTGAAAGCTTTAGCCTAAAACCCTCTTGATCTTTCCTATATCTTCCTTCGACTTCTACATCAGGTATTATAACCGTGACTTTATCGCTATTTTTTAACATTCTATTACAATTATCACATTTTTTATATTCGTACATGTTGTATCCATAAAAAAACGCGCCCTTTATTAACGTCATTTTACCTGAGCAAAAGAGAGGTTAGGCGCGTGTGTTATTTGTCTATGTAAATTGAAATATCTTTTTTAAATTTAATTGAGTATCCCTTTTTGCCCTCAGAAAATTCAATTGAATCTGCTATAGAAGAAACTATTGGAATAATCTTATCTAAAGTTTCTCTTGACATATTAATGTTTTCTAAAACCTTTTCGACAATTAAATCTGAAATCCAAGAGTTTCCATATTCTTCTTTGTCTTTTTCACTCATCTTTTCTCAATAAATGCCAAACTTCATCTAATTTTTCACATGCATTATCTAAACCTGATTTTTTACACAGTCTGTAAAACTCTTCCCACTCCTTAACCAAATCTAGTATAGAAGGATCTTCTACAACTGGTGGAGGGACAACAGGTTTTTCTCTCTTGGTAAAATTTTTAAATAAATCCACAACTTGTGATAAAAAAGGTTTTAATGAAGGTAGAACTAAAATAAGACCACCTCCAAGTAATAGCATTATTACGGGATCTATACCCCTTATGTAATTAATAATTTCATTCATTATTTTGTTTCTCTAACTGTGTCACCAACGATCCATGCTATAACGATACTAACAACACTAAGCAAATGTTCTGTATCCAATGTTACTCCAAAAACTTCTGATCCTACGACAGCAACCAAACCTATAGCAGCAGCCCAGAATCTTCTTGATTTTAATAATGATAAAAACTTAGTCATTTTTTTCTCCAATTTGTTCGTTAACTAACATAAAAATATCTTTTTTATTTGTTTTATTGAAACTGTCTTTCAAAGAATCAAGTAAATACTCTCTTTCTTTTTTTCCTTTTAAATTTTTTCTAACAGATCTCCATAAAGCGAACCTTGTAATTGGCCCCATTTTATTCAAAGCAGACGATGTTGACTCGGTGGTTCCATATATTTTATATAAAAATTTAATTACCTGCATAACAATATTGGCTACAGTTATAATAGTCAAAATGTCTAATGAATAATTTTCTTTTTTTGCATTTGATGCAGCTTTTTTAGAAACTAAAAAGCAAAAATCTTCTAAATTCATTTTCTACCTTCCAAATAGCCTACTAAAAATACTTCTTCTTGGTCTAATACAATTGCCAGAAGGACATGAACCACTTTGGTTTTGAATATAAACTGGTTCAGTATAAATCACTTGAGAATAACCACATTTAGGATTATGATTACAGTCTTGTCCTGACTCTACACATGGACATGGACTTCTATGCCCGTCTCCATGTATAACATAACCCTTACCCTCACATATACACTCTTCTACTGGATTTGGAGGTACAGGATCATCATCGTCATCATTATTATAATCTTTAATTGCCTTTAATGTTTTTTCTTTATATTCCTCAAACACTGAATCATACTCTGGAATATACATTTTCCATGCAAAACCGTAAAATAAATCCTTTAATTTTTTTCTTTCTTCATTCGTTATTGGTTCACTCTCATCTTGCTTTCCAACAACTTTAGACATAATACCAGAAGCGGTAATAGACCACTCAGGATATTTACCACTATTTTCACCTTTAAGAACCTCATCACCCAAATACTTTAAGTAGTACTGAAGTTGTAAGTTTGTTTTTATATCTAATTCATCATACTGTTGCCACATAGCATAAAACATACCTGAATATTCAGCAGAGTCTCTATTGTCTATTTCATATAAAGATGAAACCAAATCTACTATTTCTTCACTAGGTTTTTGTAATTTATCTGGCATAGGATTCTCTTTTTCATAAAAGGATAGGAATATAGCTAATCCAATCAATAAGCATCCTAAAATTAATTTGAAATTTAAATTCATGACCAATCTCCTAAGCCATAATCAGGAAGTTGTTTAGCAGGAAAACCGTTTACATCACTAAATACAAAAGACCCTCTAGCGTTTAAAATAGCCCTAGCATCTTTCTCTCTAACCCAAAAACTTCCGTCAGGTTGCCCATGTCTCTTAGGACCACCGTTCCATTTTCCCCAGCTATTTTGAATTAAAAATAAAGTTTCATCATATATTTCTCTAGTATCATCACAGGCTATCCAGGCCATTGCGTGCGCCCAAGATCCTTTTCTAACAGATATTCCATTTTTATCCCTAGAAGATGAAAATCCTACCATGCTACAACAAGATAGGGCATAACCGTTAGCTAAAGCATCTCTAGCTTCTTCTACTGTACTCACCAACGAAATTGTTTTAACCTGATGTTTTCTTGCCTCTGTCTTGTAAATTTCATTCGGAATTCTTTTTTTTGCTCCTAAAGATGAATTATAATTTGATAAATTAACTAATTCATAATCTTTTCTTATTAAGATGCCTCCTTGCTGATTTACATATTTAGCAGCACCAGAACAGGTCATTCCTTGACCCATATGACTTCTAGATTGATATATAGCCTCTGTAGCACCCCTAGCAATAAAATTTTCTGCCTGACCTTTAATATCAATTTCTACAGCCCTTGTGACATCAATAGCATTGCGAGTTGCATGAGATACGCAATCTCCAGTTGTTTGCCTTTCTGCTGGACCAAAACCCTTATCAAATTTTAGTAACGATTTGAAAGGAAGGCTTAGTTTGCCCTCACCAGAAGAATCTAAATCATAAGCAGCAGCCCCAAATAAAGGGGAACTTAATTCTGCCAATAATTGCTTTGTTTCTTCTGGGTCGCATTCTGCACCAACAAAACCATGTTCATACGCATCTACTAATTCTTTAGTATTTTTAAATTTAGAAACCATAATATTAATACCTATCTAACATTTGGACCAACCACATTTTGTACAAGTAACACATCCTTCCTGCCTAATCAATGAGTCTTGTTCACATTCTGGACAATATCCCTCTTCCTCTGATCCATCTGGTATATATTTTTTTAATGCTCTTGCCATACTCTTTGCAAAAGAATTCATATCTCCTTTTACTTTCTCTAATTGTTGAACAATCATTTGAGTATCTGCACCGCTTCTAAGTGCTGTAGAAGTCATTCTTGTCAAAGCATCTTCTTCTTCACTACAAGTTTGATTTATCGGAGAAAGCTCAAGACCATCTTCTAAGATTGCTTTATAAACACCTTTTGGACGACCTAGTTTTATGATTTTTCCGGTTTTAATTTTTTTGTCGATAAATCCATTTTTACCAGCAAACACCTCATATACCTGACCTTCATATAGCCCAACAAGAACAAAGTATTCTTCACCTTTTACTTTTATATGATAAACATCACATTTTAGTTCTTTTGGTCTTTCCTCTGGGAGTTTTTCTTCTTTATTATCAATAGAAGAATTAGCAGAAAGAACAGCAGTCATTGTTCCTGCTCTATAGGTCGTAAATCCTTTTATTCCTTTTTTCCATGCCTTATTGTAAACTTCTTTAAAGTCTTCATATGGATAATCATTTGGTAGATTGATTGTTTTAGAAATAGCTGAATCAACCCAATTAGCAAATATTGACATTGTATTAACATGAGAATCAACATCAAGATCCATAGTGCAAGACGCCCAATTAGCATCAGCAGACCATTTTTTATTCCTCCTTAAATAAGATACACCATAATCTTCTATCCATTCTTCTTTTAAAAGACCTCTTGTACGATCAAATTTCCACACTTTCCCTTCAAATTCTGTTGCAAGAAGATTCTCATCCCCTTCTTTTACCCATTTCCAATCAGTATGAGGACTTCCATTATATTTTTCTAAATCAAATTTTTTATTTTCCCAGTCAACATTTTTAGGACTTGCCAAGCCATCTGGAACCGTTGGTTGAATAGATGTTCTAAAATATCCATGCATAAATAGAGGTTCAAGACCACCGCTGACTAAGTTTGCATAACAAGAACTATTGCCAGTCGGCTGAATAGAAGTAACGTGTGAGTTTCTTATTCCATATTTTTTTATTAGTCCAACCGTATCAACATTTAAATTTTTAATAAATTCGCCATCAAGATACTTATCTTTATCGAATAGGGGAAAAGCTCCTTTTTCTTTAGCTAAAAATGAAGAAGCTTTGTATGCTTCATTTGTAAAAAACCTCATAAGATTTTCTGTCATTTCTAAAGCTTTCTTGCTTCCATACTTTACCCTAGCCATCATCAATGCTGAACCATACCCCATAACACCAAGACCTATTCTTCTTTTATCAATCAGATTTTTCTTTTGAGATTTTAGAGGAACATTTGTTTTGTCATTAACATTATCCATAAATCTTATCGCAATATGTATACATCTTTCTAACTCATCATATTTCCAGTCTTTATTTTCTGGATCAATAAAATGAACTAAATTAATAGACCCTAACAAACAAACACCCCCGATGGGTAATACCTGTTCACCACATGGGTTTGTAGCATTAATATTTTCACAATAATGAAGATTGTTCATCTTGTTCATATTGTCAATAAAAAGAACCCCCGGTTCATTTCTATTATATGTATTATCCATAATTAGATTCCACAAATCTCTTGCAGAATCAAAGGTGTGGTAGGGAACGCATGGAGATTTATCGCTTTCGTCACTAGCCTCTGCCAGTTTTACCCATTTTTTAAGATCTCCATCCCATTCTTTTTTATAAAGATTTGGGTAATCTTCATAGTTTGGAAACCATAAAAACCATGCTTGGTCTTTTTTAACAGCTTCCATAAAATCATCTGTACATAAAACAGACATATTAAATTTAGATAACCGTCCTGGCGTTCTTTTTGCTTCAATATATTCAATAATATCTGGATGCCAGCAACTCATAGTTACCATTTGCGCACCCTTTCTGATAAAATTCTTTTGGTCTTTTCTTGACTTTTTGCTTGATCCTGCTGTAATAATCTCTGATGATTTGTCCCATAACTCTAAGAACTTTACAGAACCGGGAGACTGGTTTGCAATTCCTCCAATATGTGAACCGCAAGGACGCATTACATCTGCACAAAATCCATAGCCTCCTTCGCTTTTTAAAATTTGTGCTTGTTTAGTTAGTGTAGAATAAATACCTTCGATAGAATCCAGATCAGTACCTTCAAAACCGTCAACAAAACAATTAATATAAGTCGTTCCCTTTAATCCAGTTCCAGCATTGCTTGTAATTCTTCCGCCTGGAACAAATTTAAAATCTTCTAATATCTCATAAAACCTTTCTTCATATTTTTCTTTTTCTACTTCAACTGATGCTAAGTCTTTCGCAACTCTTCTCCAAGTGTCTTCAATATTTTTATCATCTCCAAATTTATATTTCTGATACCATGTTTCTTCTGAAAATGAATTTGTAAATCTTGACATTAAAATCCTACTCCTATGTACATAAAATTAAAGACCCATCTCGTTTTTGCGAAATGGGTCGTAATTATTTTTTAAAAAGCAACACATGGGTTAACTAAATATACAAGTAATTTATAATTGTTTAATATTGAGTTAATAACTTTTAATAATTGTTTACTTCTAGTATTTAGCTTAATAATATTAGTCGAGATGTGTTGCTTTAACCTAATGTAAAAATTACAACTAAGCTTAATTTCTCGACCATTATTATTATACACCTTGAAATTTGTAATAGATTATTTAAATTTTATTATCCGTATTTTTTTACGTTCTTATGAACGCAGTCACAATATGTTAAATTTTCAATTAATTTTTCATTCTTTTTAATTGTGCCATTTAAACTTGTATAGGTTTTATTTATTCCTCTACCTAGACATTTCTTACATTTAGAAGAAGCATACATATCTGCAACATCATAATCTATTGTAGTTGTGTATGTAAAGCCTTTTGATTTATTTTTCATTTATATCTCCACAAAAAAAGCGAGGTGCAACATTTAATTGTACCTCGCGATTCGTTAAATTATAAGAAAAAACTATTTTTCTTTTTTACTACCAGTTACACTATTATTATTTGCTAATGTAGTTACAATGCTTGTCATAATATCAATTTTAGAATTCAAGTTTGATTCTAATCTATCAATTTTCTGTTCAATCTTGTTATCAAAAGTATCTAGTTTTCTCTCCATAACATCCAATCTACGATTAATTTCGGCATTAACCTTTTCTTCCAATACCGTCAATTGTTTATTATGAGATACCACTGTTTTTAATAACCATACTATTACAGGTAAAAAAACAAGAGCAGCAATTTCCAATAGTATTTTAATAGTATCTAAAAAGCTGTTATCTAGCATAATATCTCCTGCTATTGCTATAAGAGAATTAATTACCAGTTAGTTTTTGCTTTATATTCATCTTGAACTGGGTCTGGGCTACCATCCCTATAGACTAATTCGCCTGGAATAGCCTGCGATGGATTAGCAGAGTTATCTGTTCCAGAGGTAGCGAGTGTTGCTGATGTATCTCCAGTAAGTGAGATATCCCATCCGCCTGCATCGCCTACAGTAACAGCAGGACTAAATACTCCTGAGTATTCATTCCAACCACCTGTTCTAACAGCAGTCTTATAATAGTAAGTGCTAATATTTTGCATTTGATGAATAGAATCACTAGCATTAGCCGAATTTGAAGCGCCTGCAAGTAATACATTATTTGAAACGCCAGCAAGGTCGGTTGTTACTCTTACAATAACTTGATCTCCAGCATTAAAAGCACCACCAGCAAGTGGAGATTCAACATCTGAAAGACCAGAAACAACAGTAATATAAGTTGATCGACCTAAATTTACTGCATCTGAAACAAATTTTGTATCTGTAACTGTACCAGCCGCTCTAATCGTTCCAACGTCATTGTTTCCGCTAGAAGGTAAACCATTAACCAACACATCATCTGCGCCAGTTGAAATATTCCAATTTGACATAATAAAACCCTTTATCAAATTGATTTTAAATTCCTAAAGATCCAACAAATAAAATCCTATCCTTAATTATAATTACACCAAAAGTCTATATTGTATATTCTAATACCAAATATATTACTTCTTTTTAAGATATTTACTTGTTGTTCATTCCAAAAATAACCATTAAAAATAGTATTAATATTAACTTTTTTTTCAATTATTTTGCAGTTTATTAAAGTATCTACGAATTGTTCATGATGATAACCTATGGTTGGATAACAAAATTCAATTCCTAAATCGTTTAAATATTTTGCTGTTCCAACTATATCTTTACTAAGCCTATTGTCTATAAAAACTCTGAGAGTAGCATTATAATCTCTACAAATATTTATTGCTGATTTTATTTCTTTTTCTAACTCTTTATGCTTTGATTGAAAAAGATAATTATTCATAACATAGTCAATTGATTTTACCCCTCCTTTTACAGCATTTAATACAGAATGATTCTTTGTTTTTGTTGATGAATATCCAGATGGATAATCAATAGGCACGGAACAAACAACTGCTTCTGGTATAAAATTCTTAATTTCATGATACATATGTATAGGCAGACATACACCATTGACATTACTATCAATAGCTTTAAATACGAAAGAGAGTTCTTTGTTATAATCTTCTATGTTTTTATTATAAACACAATATTCAATATACATTATTTTACAATACCATCAATAAATCCATAATAAATAGCATCTTCTGGAGTCATATACCAGTCTCCATTATTCATCTTTCTTTTCAGATATGCTTTAGTTTTAGCTAAGTTATATCCTCTTTCTTTAAAGAACTGTCCCTTTTGAGATTTTTCTGAATAAATAGCTATCATTACTGACCCTAGATGTTTTTCAAAAGAGGCTAGATTTTGAGAACTTAGATAATGACCTCCTATGTCACTATTTCCCCAATGAACCATAAACGCAGAATTTTTAGTTAAAAGTCTTTTGTTTGCAGCTTGCATTATTATAGTACCCATAGAACAAACCTGAGAATATCCTATAATCGTTGTTTTACACTTTGAATTTTTTATTGCATCATATATTCCCATTCCAGAATACCAGCACCCTCCAACAGTTTGCAAGTGTATTGTTATAGGCTCTTTGTTTTGACCTTTAAGGAAATTTATATTCTTGACAAAGTTTTGAACCATTCTGTGGTCTACACCACCAGATTCTCCAGAATCATCGAATTCATTTATATAGATCTCCCTATTTTTTACATCTATTCCATAAAGATGCAGTTCGCTTACGGTATCTCTCTGATTCATTATATCACCTATTAGTTTGAAACAGAATCAATCAATGCCTTCTTTACTCCGTTCATTATTTCTCTATCTTCAAACATCATTCCAATCCCTAATCTAAATCTATAAGGCGTTAATATATCAATTGACTCTACACCTTTACAATTTTCTATAATTTCATAATGTTTTTCTAATAATTTAAAATTACAATGTCCTACCCATAATTTAAAATGATTACTAGCCAAACTTTGTTCTGTTATAGGAAGTATCCCAAAAGGAGTCATTATTGTTTTATAAGGTTGCTCATAAAAATCTTCAATTAATTCTTCTTCTAAAAATTCTTCTTTAAATTCTTCAACAGTTTCCCTATATTTTTGTTTTACCTTTTCTGCTTCTTCATTATTATAAGCATCTACCCATGCTGACCAATAAATATCATAAGTATTAGGTTCTGGCAATGAAGAAAAATCGTTTTTTGCCATAACTGTCTCCAATTTTAAGTTAATAATAGTTATTACTAATGTAAATACACTAAATTTTACTTCATATCTTTAAAATTAAAAACCATAGAAGCGTTAACAGCAACTTTATTTTTATCATTTCTAGATATATCATTTAGGTTTTCTAAACACAAAGCAATTTTTTGATTATAAATTAATCTCTCTTCATCATCGGAAGCCCATTCTTCAATAGAGTTTGAAATAAAAGAATTTAAATTGCCCTCGCTTATGTGCAATATAATAAAAGATAAAACTTCGGCAGATTTATCAGAAAGGTCTTTTATATCAGACTCAACAAGAAAACTACCATCTTCTGCATCAAATTTTATTGATATTTGACCACTTTCATAAGAGCATTCTTCTTCTTGCTCTTCTTGTTCTTCTTGAACTATTTCTTTATTGTTAAAAAAAGATATGTTAAATATTTTATTAATAAAACTTTTCATTTTTAAGTTGAACCATCAAAATGAGTACGATTTACCATAACTGCTTTAGAGCATTTTGACAAATCTTTTAGCGATGTTGCTCCAAGGTAGGCGCAACAACTTCTAAGTCCACCACATATTTCATTCATTATATTTTTAACTGGTCCTTTATATGCAATTTTTTTAACCCTCCCCTCGCTTGCTTTATAATTAGCCATACCTCCATTATGTTTGTTCTGGGCTTTTTCTGAGGACATACCATAGAAAATCAAGCTTTTCTTTTCTAAGTTGGGCAAATATTCCCACTCACCTTCGCACTCGTCTGCTCCTACCAGCATGCCACCAAGCATGACAAAATCTGAATTGGCAGCAAATGCCTTACAAACATCTGCCGGTATTCTACATCCTCCATCAGCACATATTAATCCCATTCTTTTCTCATCGCTTTTCAATCCATGAGCGGCATGACTACACTCTATTATAGCAGACAATTGAGGATATCCGACACCAGTTTTTAGTCTAGTAGTACAGGCTGATCCTGGCCCAATCCCAACTTTAACAATATCAACACCTCCATGCAGAATTAATTCGGAAACCATCTCTGGAGTACAAACATTTCCAGCCATAATAATCGGCTTAGAACCATAATCAAATGAATTCCTTACATCTGAACACCATTCAACAAATTTTTCTGTATATCCGTTCGCAATATCAATGCAGATATTTGGACACCATCCCAACTTATAAACTACTTCATTAACTTTTACTAGATCTTCTTTTTTCATCCCTATGCTCATCCAAACATTTGAACAGCAATCAGAATATTCATAAAAAGAAAGTATTTTTTCAGCAGTATAATGTTTATGTAAACAAGTTATTGCATTAAAATTCAACAATTCGGAACCCATTGAAAAAGTTCCAGTAGTATCCATATTGGCTGCCATGATTGGCAAACCATTCCATTCTTTGTTTGAATGAAAAAATTTATATGTTCTGTCAAGTTTTACATCTTTTCTGGATGCATTCGGACTTCTACTTGGAACCAATAGAATATCATCAAAATCTAATTTTATATCGTTTGAAATTTTCATTATTGTCCAGAACTCCCAAATCCTTTTTTGCCTCTATCGCTATTAGAAAGCTCATCTACCTCGACTAAATGAATGTCTGGAACTCTTTGAAATAAAATTTGAGCTATTCTATCTCCTTTTTTTATTGTAACACTTGGATCGTTTTCATCAGCAAACAATTGTAATTGGTTATTTGTATTGTACAGACATACCATTATTTCGCCTCTATACCCAGAGTCAACAACTCCTGCTAGTACATCAAGACCCTTTTTTACAGAAAGTCCAGATCTAGGCCAAATCAAACCAACCCATTCGTCTGGTATTTGTAACGATATTCCAGTCTTAACTATTTTTCTTTGACCTCCAGCAATAACAACATCTTCTGTTGAATACAAATCCCATCCAGCATCAGATAGATTTGATCTAGTTGGCATCTTAGATTCTTTTGATAATAATTTTGCCCTAACTTTTCTAGAAAATTCATTAGCACCACTATCTATTCTTTTTAATTTATTAAGCATTTTAATGCTTTCATTCAATTGTTTTAGTCTCGCGTCATTATCTGGATGATTCATATATTATTCTCCAAAAATTATTTTTTTAACTTTATCGCTAGAATTTTTCCAAGACAATTCTTTGGAAGTTTCTATTCCATGTTGATTTACTTTAAAAGGGTTGTCTTTCCAAGAATTATACTCTGTTTTAAATGCATTAACTAATTGCTCATAAGAATTTCCTTCTAAGGATGCCCATGTTCCGTTATCTCCTATAAACCATTTTCCATCATAAATAGATTCTTCTTGTTCTATATCTATAAGATTACAATTTTGATTATTGCAAAATTCAGTATGAGCAGAATAATTCGTTGTAATTATTTGTTTACCCATAGCCATCATTTCTAAAATTTCTAGATTCCAACCTTCTGATCTTGCTGGAAAAACACCACAATAAACATTAGATATTATATCAGCCAGTTCTTCTTGCCATTGTACCCTTGGTATTAATTTAATTCTATCTTCTCTATATTTAGATTCCCAATAGCCTTTTTCTTCTTGATTTAGAAATGGATTTTCTGTCATCATCCATAGTTCAACATCGTGGTTCATTGGAAAAGCATCTTTAAAAGCCCCGCATAAAACGTCATGACCTTTTCTTACTTCCCATTTACCGCAATTAAAGAAAATGCATTTAGAGGTATTTGGTTTATTTAATTGTTCATTGAAGATATTCCTATCAACACCGCAAGGAACAACATGCACATAAGAACCTACATATTTATCAACTATTTCTTTAGCCCATTTTGATGATACAATAATTTCATCCGCAGATTGCAAATGACTTCTTCTTCTATTATCAAATTTATTTACTTCAAAAAAAGGCCAAGCAACAAACTTTCCTTTTCCAATCCTATCTGCCAATTGATTTTCATGCCAGATTTTTAATGTTGGTAGAGTAGCGTCAAATAGGTCTTGCTTTTGTATTGAATCTTGCAGAAAAAACTTTTCACTATCTTGGATTAAGCATGGAGGTGAAACTTGATTAGCTATTGGAAACAATGTTGTATCAACATCTGGATCTGAATTTAGACTTTTCCATATATTGTATCCTACGACTCCATACCCTAAACTGTTTATAGGTGCATTTAAATTTAACTTATTCATTTATTTCCTAATAAAAAAAGATGCAATAAAAATTGCTATTGCTAATTCAATCATAGTTGCTCCAAAAAAAAATCCATGTGAACATTAGCCCACATGGAATTATACTTTAGGATTCTGAATTATGGACTTAATTTTTAAGCCATTCTTTCATAAAAGAAGCATTTTTTGAACCAATGAATCTTTTAATTTCGTTCCATCTTTTTAATTTCTCACTCCATGAATATTTAACAACTAAAGGAATAGTTGTTGGCTTTGAGTAGTCTATCCACATTTTAGTTGTTTTATCTTTTTTTTCAATATCTAAAATGTAGTATTTAATTTTTTCCGACTCTACATACTCTTTCATTTCTTGAGATTTCATAATATTTTTTAATTGCCTACATGGACCACACCAGTCTGCACTAAATTGAATTACTATCTCTTTTTTAATATCTTTTGAGTTTACTGGTTGTTCAGCACAACCTTTTTTACAGTTATTCCCACCACAACATGCCATGATTAATATCCCTAGAATCATTAATTTTTTTTTGAACATTTTACTTGCTCTTGTAAGGACAATGTTTACAATTATTATTACAACATTTTCCTCTTGACTTCAAGAACTTTTCCGTAAATACAACTTTATTATCTACTATGTAGTAGTCTATATTTTCAATAAGCTTTTTATTATCTTGGACCTTGTTGACCATTATAAAAATTAAATGTTTGAACTTGAGGAATGTGATAAAAACCATAATTTATTCCCATTCTAACATGCCTTCTATATGGATCAACATATACAGGACCGACATTCAAAGATGTTCCTTGAGGCAACCAAACAACATAAGGTTGATAATAAACCCTGGGAGGATTATATCTGTAGTCATGGGGATGCTGATGATTTTGCCAAGGCCAATGAGCCTCTGCTGTAGCAGCAAATAATAAAACGCCTAATAAACCAATAATTAAATTTCTCATACAATCTCCTTTAAAATGTTTTTAGAATCTTCCTTGACTATATCATGCGGACGACCATCAACGCCAGTCCATCTTGTTTTCTTTTCCATATCTAAATGGTCAAATATTGTCCAGGCTAAATCCTCTGGTGTACAATGACCACTTTCTGCCTCATCTGCATTTCCATTTGAAGCACCAATAGTTCTACCCATTTCGTAACTACCACAACTAATCATTAGTGGTGCAAGTTTTCCAAAATGATCTCTACCTTGGTTTTGATTTACTTTTGGAGTTCTTCCAAACTCAGAAGTCACGATAAGCATTACACGCTCGTACATACCTCTATGTTCTAATAAATCCATAACTTTACAAAGATAGGCATCTAATTCTTTTTGTCTAGTTTCTAATGAAGCACCTATATTTTGATGCATGTCCCAGCCACCCATATTAAGCGTTACAAATTTAGAACCTGCTTCCAATAGACGGATCGCAGTTAAACAATCAGTTCCAAAACTTGTAGCCTTAAAACGGTCATAATGACTGTCTTCTTCTACTTTAAAAGCCTTTGAAGTACTTCCTAATATAATATCAACAGACTGTTCTCTCAAATCTCTCCAATCTTTTGACATTTGTTGGTTTCTTCCAATAAATCCATTATCAATTACATTTAATGCATGTAATCTTTTTCTAAAGTCATCACTCTTGCCAAGAAGTTGTAGGTCTTTTCTGCCTTCTCTGGTTGCGTCAAAACCCATATATTTACCACCCAACCAAGCGGCATCATCATGTTGTATTTCTCCCATTTTAATATATGTAGGCAGTCCA